AATCAGGAAGACTACCTATGTGTACTATCTCATCCCTCATCTGTGACCTCGTTTGCTATCAATGACTTTATGCTGAAGTTTTCGGAAGCGTCTGTCATACTAAATAACTCTGGATACTCTTCAACCAGTGTAAGTTGCACTTCTTTTGGTATCTTGCTTTTGTATATTTTGGATTCTATTTTGACAGCGTCAAGATTAAGAGGGATAACCATGGCAGCCTTCTCATCGTCAAGCACAGAAAACAAAGGTGATGATGTGCGAAATGCTACTTGACCCCATGGGCATTTCCATGTCTTAGCCTTGCCGTGTAACTGTGATTTAGCAAACGCAGCAATTTGTGCACCATAACGTGCTTGTAACCATAACACCTTACGCTCTTTGTCTTTGACCATTGACTTACATCGATCAATGATTGATTGAGTAGAAAGTTGTTCAGCTTTTAATTCAGTCTCGTATTTTAGTAAACGCTGTAAAGCTAAAAGAACGTCATCTTCTGTTTTAAGTTCTTCGCCTAGCCAGCCATCAACTGGACCGGCATATTCGCCGGTCTCAATCTCATAATAACTATCGCCAATAATGTCAAATTTATTTGGGTCCAATTTAATCCTCCTCTGCCAAGAACACCGACTCTGCTTCTTCCGGTGTATTGAAACCTTGCAGTACTTCTACTACAAGGCGTAAGTTTTCGTCTGTTGTATCTATGTTGCCAGCCAATTTAGTAAATACACGCTTCATGTCTGATGGCGTAATACCAGAACCCCAGATTCGCTTGCACTCTAAACCAAACTGCTTACCCGGTGTAAGTGTGGAAGCCTTACTTGGTTGTGGTGCGTCAACAATTCGCATGTCACCAGCTGGTGTGATAGGTTCTTCTAGCTCCTGAGCAAACAACGTGCCATACCCACACAAGGCTAGTGCTCTACCAATGGCGCCTGTCTCTGCTTTCTCTCGGTAATCAGCAAAGTGTTTCTCGTGCTCTGTCTTATGAGCCTTGGCAATAAGCCTTCCTGTGCTATCTAAGATTTCTGCGGCAAATGTAGTGTAGTCAGCACCCGAAAGATCGGGTACTGCATACGTCATGATTGTCCAGTCTGGATGGTCTTCTCTAAACCAAGCAATGCGAGCTGCGACTGGCAAGTACTGCTTGCCTTTTAGGTTAATGAAGTGGTCTCTTGGATTAAACATTGTTATCTCTCATCTTTCTGTAGTGAAGCGACACGCCGAGTGATTGCCCAACGTGAGACAAAGACCCGTCGCAGTAAACAATAGGATTCTTTCGGCCTATCTCTAGTAGTGTTTCAGTAGTCATCTTGTAGTTACCTGAGAAGAACTCATTAAGTACGTCATTGTTTAATGCATACATTAGTGCCTGTAACTTTTGCGGTGTAGATGAACACACAAGAGCATTGTTATGTTTGTAAGGGACTCCTTCTAAGTCTGTCAGGTATGTAAGTAGTTGATAGACGTGCGGGTACACATGTCCATTTGCAACAAGGAGAGACGTCGTGGCAAACCTGTTGTCACATCCAATGAGAAGTGTTGGCTCTTCCTTGTACATGACTGATCGCCAGTTATCTAGTAACTCGTAAACACTGATTGGTGTTGCAGTCCAGTCATTACTATCAGGCAAAAACTTACTGACAGTCTCGGTAAGATCTTCTGGTGAATCACCTACAAACACATAGGTGAATGTATTGTTAGCCTCTACTGAGAGTACGTCATCTCCGCCATCTCGTACTGCTATGTAAACTTTGTCTTGTGCCTTCATCGGCAGAACGTAATCCATACGCTCTTCACTGCATGGGTAATTAATATCCATTTATATCTTTCACTTGCTTTAATCGTGTGACCATTTGTTCTTGGCCGTGTTGTTGTTCAGTTATTGTCAGTGCATCTATGACATCAGCCATAGTTCTGCATATGTATGAGTTGTCTTTTTTTTCTAACTCAAGTTGTGTATCCCGCACCTTTCCTATTGTTGTTTTTAATTCGATGGCTAAGGCAATGCCTTTACCCCATCGTGATGAATGTATATAAATGTCTGGCAACCCCGGAGTGTTACCTTGCCACCCAGTTGCATATTGCAATGAGCCACATGATCGACACTTACTCTTACCTCTTGCCTTGCCAGTCTCCATGACTGTGTAACCAAGAGTAACCGCCAATGTGTAAACATGATGCTGTAACGCCTTTTCAGGTATTACTTTAGTAGTAGAGACACGCATACTATAACCACCCATAAAACTATCGTTCCGATTGATTCTATAAGGTCGATAGTACGCTTGTTAATTCGTCTACGTTCTTGGCAATCACGACACCCGCAATTTACGCCGTGTGTGTCTTTTACTATTGTAAGCTCCTTCTCTTTTCATAAATTTGTATATAGCCCTACTATGCTTCTTGATCAGGTGTATACCCTCTAACTCATTTTCATCCATAAGATTAACAGCGGAACTAAATACGTTAGCAGCTTGGGCTGAAAAGCACAACTGCATCAACGATATATCCCTACATGTAAACTCTATTGCTTTTTTAAAGTCATCGTTTAATTGCAATGTTGTAATCTTTAATCGTTTAAACCCATAGTTATAATCACCTCCTCTATTCCTATTAAATAAATCAGTAACCTCTCCAGCGATAACAACTTCTCTTTCTATTAAGTCGGAGTCCCAGCAACCATTTAGTAATCTAACTATTTGCTGTGCGTTGTAAGCTTTGTTTGGATATGGAGACAGGACAGAAGACAAAGATATGGTTGCTGTGCGTTTGTTGTTGTGCGCTATTTTCTTCCACGTGTCATATACAACATGGGCAGTCCAACTGCTTTGTATATAAAACTTGTCATCGTTCCATGCCACTTCGTAAAAGATTGGTCGCGAGGTTCTAGACACCTCACTGTATTTAGTTACCATCTAGGTGTAATTTTTTTATTGTGACGCTGTTGGCAGAACCCACACTTCCAAGGCGGAGTCCATTCTCCAGATAAGAATGCGTCAACTACATCTATAACAAACGCTTTGTCTGTACCTTCCCAGTCACGGGTGTTTTCCGTCTTTACTGTTCTCCATATGATTTGCCCATCAACGTCATATAACGGATCAATAGTACGAATCATTTCAGCAAATGCAGTTTCATTGTTCCAGTCATCAGGCATTTTGAATGACACTACTTTTAATTTAAACTTAGGCCACGTCAACGTAACGATATGACCGTATCCAATTGTAGGCTCTAGTAACTTCCAGCCACCCCGATAATCACTTGTGATGGACATTGCATTAATAATGCTTGCCAAATCTTCTAGCATAATTCTCCTTGTGTTAAAAACTTGTGGAGCTTGAAATGCAGTTTAGGCTCCACAAGATATAGGTATTTCCCTACGGATTATACCGTAGGTAACTAGTCACACATGCATTCTTCTTCCCAGCCATTGCAACACTCGCACGGTGTGTAACCCATTGCTTGTTTGTCATCATCAGTCAGTTCTTCATTTACTCGCTGCACTTCGTCAAAGTAACCATCTTGTCTAGACATAGTGCCAGCAAAGCACATGCCGGGTTCTGAGTAGTGCATTGCAAAATTTAGCTTGGGATACTTTGCACTCATGGTTATGAACCACTCACGTGGCGGACCCCATGCTGTATCAAACGAATACCGTAACTCGTTATCGTTACCAATACTCTCTAGTATGCATCCGTAACATGCATTCCACTTAGTACCCCAGTTATCTAACGACCATGTGTACCAGTTATTGCCATCTTCTTCATCTGGCATAGGTACTGAGCCATTGAAATCCACTTGGTAAAGACCGTGTTTATCTACAGTTGTGTTTTCTGTTTGCCATTTTGTTACATCGTCGATGTTGTCACCGGAAACTATAAATGTGTTATCGCACCAATTCGGCATTGTGTTACTCCTTATCCGTAAACTAACTCACCAAAGCATAACTCTTGAATTATGCAATCAATAATGTCGTAGTCGATGTTCTGTGGCTCTATGAACGTGCGGTCGCCAATTGACCAGCTCTTGCGTAAATGTTCCAATAGATTTAGATCTGATATGAGATGTGTTTCACATTCATCATCAATAATCTCAAGCACCCAGTTTGTATCTGTATGTTCAACGGTGCGTACATTCTTGACCCAATCGTTGTATTGGATCATGTCCATCATCATCTCGTACCACCACTCCGTGTTGATGGATTGAATAGTAAACGTCATGTGTTCAGGTGTGTAATCATTTACCATCTCGGTCTATCTCCTTTATTGCTTGTGTAAGCCGATCCCAATTTGTCCCAACATGAGCATCAAATGTGTCGTGTAATACTTCAACTACACCTCCCCATTTATCCCAGTTGTCTGCTGCAGCCTGTGCAAGCTCGTCTCCAGTCGGGTATCCATCATGATTAAGTTGCAATGCAAAATCGTATGGCCCCCATACTTCAATATAAAACTGCGGGTATTTCTCCCGCAGCCATCGCAACTCGTTCTGGAAGTTCTCTTCGTCTTGATCAATCTCTTCTACTGTCATGGCACTGGCCACCCTTCTGGTTCTTCTAACTTGCAAGCATAAGCAAGGTCATTTCCGCAAAATATGTCGTTCCACTCACTGAAGTCGCTATCATGAACGAAATCCCATAGCGCCTCATTGAATTCTTCTACTGTTTCAGATTCGTACGTATTGCGTATTTCTGCACAGAATCTATTGATCTCGTCAGAATCAACGCGGCATTTGCCTTTATCGCATTCTTCCTGAATGAATCGCTTTACACCTTCGTCTGTGTACTTAACTCTAATGTCTGCAAAGATACGTTGAGCAATGTAGTAGGCCAAGTACACACCGTTAGCTGGCGAGTGACACTCACCATCTTTTGTGTAGTGACCGGCTTGGTCCCAACAATCTTGGGACCATTCATCTTCTTCGCATATTGAATAAAACATGTTTATTTACCTTGTGTTTAATTAAACCCACAGCGCAGCTGAGCCGTGGGCACGGATGACGATATCGCTATCGCCATCACAGCGTAGAGATGTAGGGCAACTGTCGCACGTTGAATGCATTGGCAGCATGTTGCGCATTGCTCGTATCTCGTTAATGAATGGATCGCTTGGGCACTGCTTACAGCCACGAGCATAAGCAGTGTGGCGCTTGTCAACATAGCCATCGTGTGGACGGACTAGGAACGTACCCCAGCCAGCTTCCTTGGCTTCCCATCGATCAATGTATGAGTCACATGATGCTTGAAGCACACCACGGAACGGCTTGGCTATTGGCATACGCCATTGATGTGTATAGCCAGTATGACCAAGCTCATAGCGTAGCATGTCACCCCAGATTGGGAATGGCACAGCAACTGGGTCACCGTATGTACCCATGCGTAGTTTCTTGCCAGCAACTACCTGAATAGTAGCAGCAACAGTACTGGACACAATTGGTATGTTGCCTTTCTGGAATGACTCCCATACAGCTGAAGTACCCTTGCCGATGTTGACGTAGCAAGTACGTACATCCTTGACTTTGGCAGTACGAGTGTGGCGCTTGCGTCGCTTGCGGTGAGTACAGTTGCCACAGATGCAGCCATCGAGTAGTTGGTCAATGGCAACTTGTGGATGCACATCACGCATGATGATGTACGTTTGAATCATGTCACCAGTCTTGACGTTCCAGTCTGCTGTATTGGTCTCACAGTTAGACATGACGCAGATAATGCGAGACCGTCTGTCTAGTTGGCTAACGCCATCGTAGATACAGTATGAGTTGTACTTTGGCTTCATGTGTTTGCCATTGTGTACATTAGTGAAAAGGGCTGGATTTGCATCCAGCCCGAACTTAGCGAGGTATTGTTGTGCTGTCATTAGTTTCTCTCTCTATCTTTGTTTTCTGCTACATGATCTAAGTAGTTTGTAAGTGCGCCTTCTTCTGTCCAGTTGGCGTCATATGTATCTTCGTCTTCTCGTTGTGTTTTAAGTATCTCCCTCCAATTGACATCACGTAATTCACCAAGGATGACATCGGTAATATATATGTTTGCAATGCCCTCGATTAGCTCTTGGTACATGTCTTCAAAATAAGACTCGATGTCTGATGCATCAAGAGATTCACGTGATTCCTCATCGTGATCCATGTACCAGTTTGTTACATCCTCTTGATGATGTAGGTAAAACAACCAAGTTGCGTAATTTGTCCAGCCGTTATATGTACTCATTTGTTTTGTCTTTCTATCTCGTCGCTCGTTATTCTTGATTCGATATATGTGTTGTTGAGACAACTTGTATTTAGCTGCAAGTGCAACTACACTTACGCCATTATTTGCTTGATGTCGTATTGACGCCGTTTGTTCAGGCGTCAGTTTCTTGAGTGGCATTATTCGTAGTGTGATCTTTCTGTTACTTGATTCTCACCGGGAAACTTCTCAATGATTACATTGTATGAACTTGGTCCATCATAACCATAGTCATCGACGTCTAAACCTCGTGCATCAGCACGTTCGATCTGACGTAAACAGTGTTCTCCGTCTGCTATTTTTGCTTCATAATTTAACTGCGAACATCTTTCTTGCAGTTTTGTTCGTAGACTTTCTGCTGCTTCACGATTGCTGCATCGAACATATTCTCTGAGTATGTACAGGGTGCCCCACCAACCTCCTTCCTCTGGGCCACCATAGTACGGTTCAATGCTATACATGGAAACAATGCACTCTTCAGCTTCTTGTGCATCTACCATGATTTCTTCCCACGCTTGTAACATTATGTTGTCACTCATTAGGTTTTTCTCCAAAATATTTGAATAAAATCACTCCACCAGTAATGATTAACCCTATTGAAAGAGTTATTAGTACAGTTTGTTTGTTGTGAATTAGTACACCTATTAATCCACTTGTACCGATTGCAACAGTAGAGAATATTGTTATTACGATAAATGCAATAACAGGTGCTAAACAACACCCACATCCTATTAACACTGGGCTTGCAATGATTAATCCAGCACCTTCGACAGCTTTCATTATTGTTTTAACTCCATAAACTCACACACCGCCAGAGCTTGTTTCTTTGACTCAACTGTCACTGGTGCTAACACTTCAGCATAACCAATGACAGCATGTCTTTCACTCCACATGGAGCAGTCAGTATCGTTGACGTACCACTCAACTCCTTTACGCAAATTAGTGCATCCAATTTCTGCTGCAAGCCTACGCCTAATTTTGATAAGGCATGGCTCACCGTAATGCGGTTCGATATACATACAAACGAAATCGTTCGGGGTGTTATCCCCAAACGTATTCCAGAATGTGTACTTGATAGGTCTAAATTCAAAACTCATTTTGTTACCTTTATTGTTATTGTTGCTGTTTGTGCTGTGTCATCCCATTCAATGACATCATCAGGACATTCAAGACAGTATTTAGCAGTTGACTTATCTTTTACCCATGCTTGCATGACACCTAAGAAATACTTCTTGTCTTTCTTCGAGCAGTTAGTCATGCGATAAAAGTGACGTGCCCATCTGAGCATTCCCGGTGCATTAAACATCTCTACGCTTACCAAACAGATAACTTTTTCCATTGTGTTTTCTTTCATTGTGTAGTGTGCGTTGTTAGTGAGTCGCACCCCTCACATCTAACTAGTCCTTATAGGACAGACGATTATGATTAGTCACAACCGCTTTACTGACTTGCTTCTCAAAGTCTGGCATTGCAGTAGACACATACTTCCAGAAGTCAAAAGCAATAGTTGGCATTTTGACATCAATGATGACACGTTCCAGTGTTTGGATCGCCTCATCGATCTGCTCTTCAAGAGTCTCGCTGTTAAGCTGAACCTTGATGACTTTCTTCATTACTGAAGCAGTTGCACGGCTCTCTTTATCAGGACGAGCTGTAAACTCAATCTCAATCTGTACAAGAGGAACAGGGTGAAGTGTCTTCTCTTGTCCATTTGCCACATCCATCCGCAGACTATATTCCATCTGGATGAAATGCCCATTGAGTTCAATGGTCTCTGAGTGTTCTGTTGTGTGATATCCACCGTACGAATGCAACGTACCGTCTGCTATTTTAGCAGGAACAGCGAGAAGAGTGTCACGGAAGTACGTTGTGTAAAGCTTAACTGACATGATTATGTTTCTTTCTGTGCGTTATTAGTGAGACGCACCCCTCACACAAACATTAGATAGCGAGTTTAGTTGTGTAAAACTCAATTAAGTTATGGTTGGCTGTCATGTAATTAACAATCATTTCGCAATCAACTTGCTCAAGATTAATTAAGACATCAGCTAAGTCAATTAATGTGTAATTTAACTCATTACTATGCTCATTAAACCTATCCCACATGTGATCGTAATGATCTTTTGTAATCAATTTCTCTTTAAGAAGCGCTTCAATAACTAAACTTCCATAAAGTACTTCGTATTTAAATCTCATTTAAAATATGTTCCTTCTACTGGTCATTGCTTTATTAGTCACGATGTTCATGTAAACCACCATGTATGGCTTGAACTCATACGTGTGGTCAAGACAACGTGAAATTCTGATTTGCATAACCTCTGGTTGCATATAGACATGAACCATAGCAACTGCTCGTGCAGTCAATGCGTTCTTATAGACACCAACAGGGCCGATTGCTCGGCCCTGATAGTCATGCATCTGATTGTGATAAGTGTACCTAGGCACTTGTATCTACCTCCTCCCATCCTGCAGGTGTAGGTCGTGGCATTGGCGTGATTGCCGACATCCACTTATCGAATGACTCTTTCTCAAACATGTTTGGCTCCTCGCCAAGCCAGTCATTGAATCCCTGTGCATTGCGTGTGTCATGTGGTACATGACCACTTGCAAAAGTAAGCAACTCACACAGATTAGCTTGTGCTATGTGATCAAGCCGGGCTTCAAAGCCGGGCTTAAGCATAATCATCGCGGCAAGACCACCACCGGGATGAATGTGTAAATACGCAAATCGCAGGATGATAGTCCTGTAGTGTGTAAGGTCTGTCATTGTGTTCTCTTTCATGCGTTGTTACTGAGACGCATCCCTCAGTTTAATTAGATAGCTACGATGCCGTGTACTTCTGCAACTTTGAGTTGGTATACGGTGGCAACAAAGTCATTGACCCATTCTTTAAGATCAAGATAGTTATATGTCAGGTCAGTATTAGTACTTGAATACTCGACATTGACTTCATCAAGATAACCACTTGTGGTTAGCGTCCACTTGTTGTCTTGCACTTGAATGTAAATATTGTATACAGCAGGATACATACGCTCATAGTGCATAGACAATCGCACCTCAAGGACGCCATTGATCGTGACTCGATGCTTTGATGTACCATTCTCTGAGTTATGGAACTCAACGCCTGTAATGAGGGCATCAGCTATCTCGTAGGCTTTGATTACGTTACGCGCTAACTCATGAGCACTAATGATTTGTTTATTCATCTTTGTTGTCTATTTCTTTCTGTGCGACTTCGATTGCATGAAAGAACCATGCAATCAAAAAAATGATTGATGCTAAAAGTATGCCGATGCAGAAGATGATCATCTTAAGCGCCTCTTTGTTCTTTGATGTGCAATTTTTCTGTCAGCGTTGCCAGCTTCATCACCACTGCGTTTGTATTTAGAAAACGCCTCATGAACTTTCTCTCCTGTAGGGAGAATGTCTGCGTGTAATTCGTCCAACACGCCTCCCTTCCAAGCCCCGTTAGATAACTTGGTCACTCGTGGGTATCTGACTAGTACACGGTGGTCCTGCGGTCTTGTAGCCCACTTATTGTTTGGTGCATCCAAAGATACAACCACCCCGATAACATCGGGGCGGCGTACATTACGAACACGTTGTCCTATTTCAAGCATTTTGCATCTCCCTCAATTGATTAACTAACATGCCGACAGGATTCTCCATGCGACGTTTAGCATCTTCACCAATTTGGATAAGTACTGAATCATCAAGTTTGTTTAATCCTTCCATGATGATGTCAATGTACTTGTCCTTTGTACACTTGGACCACAACTCCATGGTTGTGTCATATGTCCACTCGCTGTAAACCTTAAGTGCCTCAAGGGCTTGTGTCTTTGTCATTGTGTTGTCCTAAATCATATTGTTAGTATGATTGTTATTCAATATATGAGGGGGGTAGAATTTGACCCCTCCCCCCTAGTAAAAATTGGAGGGGTATAAAATTTAACCCCTCCCCTTACTCAGTCTTTTACAAGCTTGAGAAAGTTGTTTCGGCTTACATCATAGACGTTGCCGTTCATGTGATAGAACCGTACGTTCTGATCATCTTTAAGACACTGGACCTTAGTCCTTCGTATTGTGCACTCGTCTTGTGTCTCTTCTTTGTATGAGTCTGCAATCTCCATAGCATCATCAAGGTTATCAAAGAACAGCACATATGTTTCATCATCATCTGATTGATGAACAACGAACGTGCCTTCATTGTGTTCTCTGTGTTCACCCCAATCCGTGATGCCTCCACCCTCAGTGAAGAGTGCATATACTTCTGATGGGAATGAGATGTCGTGAAACTCTGTGTCCCGTTGTCTTTGCATTGCAGCATCGAATGCATCTTCAATATCTTTGAGTGCAAGCACTGTCTGTTTGTGTTTAGATGGCATGAATACTTTCATGAACATTAGGCGAGCACCGAAACCAATCAGTGCTATGTAGTAGCGGATTAAGTTCTTCATATCTTTACCTCGTCGTGTTTTTCCCTAGCCTTGCGAATGTATTCGGCTACCTGATGGAAGTCAAGGTAGCCAGTCACAGAATCGTTATCGATGTAGTTATCTGGGTTAACCATAGCGCATTCAAATAACTTCTCGTCCTCACCGTAACTGATGAGATGCTTACAGATTATAGATACTTCCCATCCATCATCGAGTTTAATCCTTCTTGCGTAGTGTGTTTGTGGCATTACTCAACAACCTCAATCATCTTGAGTTCAAGCCCGATGCCGAGCAGTCTTTCAAGAGCAGCGCTGACCATCCACATGTTGTCTTCAAGGTCATACAGCTTAGCCTCTGCAATGCTCTTGTTCTTACGGAGAGCAGAGATAATGAGTGTGATGCTGGTGACGATGTCACTTGGAGTGCGACGATCACGCTTAGTTGAGTCCTGAATGTTAATCAGGTTGCTAACAACAGACGCAAGGTTCGACTGTTGTACTTTGTAGTCTAATTTATTCATTGTGTTTACCTTTCCAAACTTCTCCGCTAAGGAGAAAGGGTAGCCGAGGAATCGAACCTCGGTAAGCACCAGCTCTACCTATTTGATTACCCTATTGGAACGAGTGCAACCTTTTGAAACTTGTACTCGTGTGATGTGTGTCTACTTGGCATCCAGCTTGAGCCAAACAGTTTTTCTAACTCTATCTTCTGCTCTCTTGTAAGCAAGGGTTCGTCAGCAGGGCTGAGGTCATCCACTTCGTAGTTGAACTCAAGCGTATACCTTTTGAACTCTTCTTTGCCCTTATCTTCATCGCAGAATGTGTATGGGTAACACTCATCAATGATGATGTGTGGACGCTTGTCCATATCTGGAACAATAGTCAAGAATTTATCGAGCGTTTTCTTGTCCCAGTAGTCATAACGCATTGACCAAGCCATCGCTTTGCTTGGAAGCATGTCGATGTATGCATTGAAGACCTGCTCTTTGTTTGTGCCCATCACTTTAACAACTGTTCGAGACTCATGGTAGTCATCGACTTCGGTGTATGTCACGATGTATGCCGTCTGTACTGTCATTTTGTTTCCTCCTCATCATAGGTAAAGTCGAGTCCGTTCTGATCGGCCTCGTTGTAGTGTGGAAAAGCCTCGTGACTAATGCGCTTGCATTCGTCAATGATTTCATTGAACTTCTTGTTTGCTGTCCATAAGGACATAGGTTGTTCTTGTTTAGTCACAGCGTGACCGATGACAACGTGGTCTTCTTGTGTGCCCCACGCTGAGGTAACGAAACACCGAGCAGTGATTTCCCATTCGTAGTATTCACGGCCACTATCATCTGTATAAGTGTGCTTAGACCTCAAGGCTATGCAGTTATAATCTACATCAGACAACTCCTCGTCCTTGTAGATAACACAAGTGCTGTTCTTGACAGTGAACTCAAGGTGTCCTTCCATATACCACCAGAAGGCATCGGAAATATTGCCTTCGTCAATGCTGACAAGTGCAGCACGAAAGCATTCCCGTCCACGGTGGTCGGCGCATTCATCGGTGAATGGTGTGTCATTAATCATCTTGCGAGCAAACGTGCGTTTCATCAGCGTACGTTGCAGTGCTGATACCAGCTCAGCGCTGATAACTGCTTGATTGTCGCTGTCACCAGCGAGCTTGTTGAAGCGGAAGATGTTATCCATCTTGTCTCCTTGTGTTTAGCAGTAGGTTGCCAGCCGTATTCCTCTTGCGAGGTATAGGTAGCCGGGGCATTCAACCCCGGCAGTCAGGCTTGAACTGATTACCGTGAAACTTCGTTGTTGACGATCTTGTCTTGAGACTTCTCAAGTAGTTCCTCTGCCACATGGGCACGGAACTCAGCTGCCTGAATGACAGACTGTTGGTATATGGCAAACATTCCGAATGCCAATGCAATACAACTCATTACGATGTAGCCCTTGACGGCTACCTTGCTCAATGTTCTCATTATTATCTCCCTACAATCTTTCCGATTACTGCACGAACCGATGCTTCGTCGTGATATCCACCGCCGAGTAGTGATGCCATCTCTACAATCTTCTCTTTAAATGTTGACATCGATGTGTACCAGTGCATACCTTCTACCCATCCACCTGTCTTGATGTTCGTAACCTTGACAGTCATGCCAGCACCCTTTGGCGTGATGTTGATCTTGAAGTTCTTACCTGCTGGGAATTCCCCTGATTGGATGACCATAATGTCTCCTTGTGTTAGTGGTAGGTCACTACCCGTGTTCCCCTTGTGAGGGTAATGGACGTCAGGGAATCGAACCCTGATCAAACACCTGTTCGCCCAACGATGCATTTTGCCGGAGATGCACCAAACTCCCTGATTGTGATAACTACTTGGCGCGAGCTGCAGTGTTACGCTTGCGCATCATTGCAGCAGCCTCACCTGCCGCATCCAACTTGACAGCGCCAACCGTAACCAAAACACCCTCATCCGCCAACTTGCCGTACGCAAGCATCATGTCATTCAACATGTTGGTCTGTGCCTTCGTGAGCACAGAAACCTCCATCTGACGAATCATGGTAGCAACGATGTTGATACCCTTGATGTCACGGGCATTGAACGCTTCATGCAATCGCACTGCAGTCTCCGCTATAGGCTCTACCTTGTCAAAGGTGAAGGGACCAGCAGAGACGGTGGTGGACATCGATGAGACGAACTTGGCCAAAACAGACTTTGTAATCATAATTCTAACTAACCCTTTGTGTTGTGTATAGGAAGGGTATACACACCCTTGATAGCAGTTTATACACATGCTTAGGTGGATACACCCGCGTCCGTAACGCTCGGATGCCTTCTACGAAACGTAGCAAGACACTATGACTTCATTAGCGCAGGGCAACCTGCTACCAGATGATACCGATAGCAGATAAAGGGAAAGTTTTGGTTTATGTGTCCGCTACAACGGCTTGAAACATGGCAAAACGGTTTGTAAACTTCGTAACCGTGATGGTTTTAGGTGATAGTTTGGCGGGTTTTGACGTTAGAATCAACGCAAAGCAAAGCAAAACCCGGTATATAACCTGTAGTAGGCTATAAAACCGGGTTTTGAACGCTAGGATGTAGCGGTAAAGTTTTGAGCCGATAACATCGGACTGGTTAAAGGTAGCACACCCACATACAAAGGAGTGTAAGGAGGGGGTAGCCCCCACCCACACCCACCCCCCACATGGCAAGCCCCTGCCCCCCTTCAATGGAGTGTTTGGGACTCCGACAGCTATATTTTCTCTTCTCTATCATCTATTTCTCCCAGCGGAGAACATCATCTCCCTACGGAGAACTACTTGTCACACTGCTCTAATATGGATATACTTACGGTATGTTCCTACTTAGCTCAGCGGTAGAGCCTTCGGCTGTTAACCGAATGGTCGCTGGTTCGATCCCAGCAGTAGGAGTCCCCCATGCATGTAAACGCACTGGGGACCGCGCTATGTCCCGTAGGTCTTTCATACTCTTTCAACTACGGGATGTAGCGTTGTGATAAAGTGGAGTCGCCACCGAGAGGTGAGCTTTGAAAGGCCAGAACCCTCCCTTCTTGCCCGACATACTTGGACTCTGCAAACAAGGAAGACCAGTCAGCCACACTGGTCTTTTTTGGTTATAATGGACTATGTACGAATACGGAATCAAATTTAAGCGAGTCATTGACGGGGATACTTTCGTTTGCGATATCGATCTTGGTTTTGGCATTTGGCTCGTGGATCAACACTGCAGGCTCCATGGAATTGACACGCCAGAAAAAAATACTGCGGAAGGCAAGAAGTGCGTCCTTGAAGCAAAGTTCTGGTTTGACGATGCTGCCTCTAGGCTTGAAAAATTCTCAATCAAGGTAGAAGCTAAGGCGGACAAGTATGGTCGCAGGTTGGTCCATGTGAGAACCGACAAGGCACCATGCACACTCAATGAACAGTTAGTAAGAGATGGACTTGCAGTTCCATACTCAGGCGGTAATAAAAAAGCCCCTCTGTGAAGGGGCTTTTACTTCGCTCGACCTATATGTCATATCGGCATGATGGGTGGACTTTTTAAGTTTTCATCGCGTTGCGTATACATATTATCACATATACCTACGGTACAATAAAACACGCCCCGGTGGTGGAACGGTAGACACGACAGACTTAAAATCTGTTATCGCAAGGTGTACGGGTTCGAGTCCCGTCTGGGGTATAGGAGTAAAGAGATGGCAGCCACACTTAAGTATATTCAACCCGACGCAGAACAGTTTATGATTCACCTTGCACGTGTATCATCTGAAGACGAAAACAACCCTAACTACGAGCGATTGCTCAACTACTGCATGAAGGAAGGCCACTGGTCTGTATTTGAGATGGTTGATGTCACCATGGAGATCTATACATCTAGGGCTGTATCGGCACAGATCTTGCGCCATAGGAGTTTTCACTTCCAAGAATTTAGCCAGCGCTATGCTAATCCATCTAAGATTGAATTAGACCTACCTGTAATGCGACGTAAGGGAACAACTAACAGGCAGGGCAGCGTCATGTTTGAAGATCCAGAGACGCAGTTTGAAATGGACAACAAGGCGTTAGCTCCAGTGCTTTATGCAATACGAGCATACGATGACCTTGTCAAGTCTGGAGTAGCATTAGAGTCTGCTCGGATGATATTGCCTCTCTGTGTCGGCACACGCCTCTACATGAAGGGAACCGTGCGTGATTGGCTGCATTACTGCCGTGTACGCATGGAGAGCCATACACAACGAGAGCACAGGGACATTGCTGTTGATTGCTGGAATGTATTAAAAGAAGTGCTTCCATGTACTACAACTGCATTTGAGACATATCACATGGAGAGTAAATAATGTTTGTAGAAACAATCCACAACGAAAAATGCCTTGTTCGCATAGGCCGTGACTCAGACGCAACCATAACTGTATTAAGGCGCAAAAATGAGTTGTTTATGAAGATTTCAGTACGATCAACCGTTGCCGATCAGGAACTTTTTACTGATAAAGAAATGCCTTTTGCTGATGGAGCTGCACTTGTTTACAAGATGTGGTCAGAAGGTGACATGATTCAATCAAAAATGCTAATACATTTACAGAACGACGTCATTAGTTATTTGACTAACAAGATAACATTTGAAGATCTACCTACGGTATAATAAATTATGGAACTAATTAAACCTAGTAATAACTGTGACATCACAGTTACTCAGTCTCTTGACTACACTGATGGCAATGGCATTAAGTTTACTGTTGCTCGTGACGGTGTTGTGCTTTCAGAAGGCAATGTTGTTACTGTTGCCAAGTGGATTTGTGCTGCATCTGTTGGCAATGAACATAAAATCCCCAGTAAGTTTGCTGCTAAGTTTGCATCGATGGCATTGGAGTCACTTTGAAATTAGAGCTTGAATGGTGCGGTAAAGATGAAGACGATTATCGTACATTTTTACCAGTGCGTAAAACAATTGGCTCCTCCGGAGTAGATCTTAAGGCGTATAACACAAAGCCAATTACTATCAAGGCTGGTGAAAACGCACTAATTCCTACTGGATGGAAAGTTAAGATCCCAGAAGGCTATGAAGCACAGATCAGATCAAGATCTGGAATGGCTTATAAGCAGTCAGTGTGGGTGCAGAACTGCCCCGGAACAATTGATCAAGACTACCAAGGGGAATTACTAGTACTGCTCTACAATGGCAGTAGTGATAACAGAGTTATTCTACGTGGTATGGCAATTGCACAGCTTGTTATTGCACCTGTTGTTTTGCCTGAAATCGTGCCTGTGGCTAATGCTGTGTTGTTTGATATCGCTACTGATCGCAAAGACGGCGGATTTGGTAGCACAGGGGATTATTGATGAACACTAATCACTATAGGAATAAATACGAAACAGTAGACATTGCTGAAGACTGGAAGCTTTCAGGGCCATTGTTTAATGTGTTGAAATATATTCAAAGGCGTGGGCGGAAAGATTCAACATCGTCAACAAATGATTTACTTAAGGCTATTTGGTATTTAGTTTATGAAGTAACCAAGAGTAAAGAAATCTGCGATGGCGTAATTGAGATAATTGAAAATACGCAGAAATCAAAAGCAGTATTTACGTTTACTCCAACAAAATGTAGTTGTCCTGAATGTCAAATCAATAGATT